CAAACCATCATCATGTTCATTGCCGTTTCACATAAATTGGCATATAGTTGCTCACCTTCCTCTAACCTTATATATCTTCTTAGTAATTTCATTTTAACGAATTCACTAAAGTGCATCTTTAAATAATCGCCCACTCTTGGATAATGTATACTCGCAGGTGAAAATTGGTTTGCACTCAGAAAATCGTAACCTCCACATACAGATTCTAATTTCAATATATCTAAACCAACATATAGGCAATATTGATTATATGTTGACAATCTTCTAATACATATATCCTCTTTCTCCATCCACAAAAAGAATTCACACAATATACCATAATCAATTTTTCCACTCCTCACACGACACAGTTCTTTGATGTCATACTCTCGACACCAATCATGAACATCAACCATCTCCGCAGCAAGATAGTCTACGATCTGCTGCGTATCATAGCTATCCTTCGCTATCCTTTCAATATCTTGTAAGACTGGTCTATACTCTACTCCTAAATTATGCAATTTAACAGCTACATCATTCACCCTATCGACAGCTGCTAACATACCCGGCACTACTACTTTTATCTTTACCTCTGGTTCAGGTATCTTCTCTTTCAATCTATACAACATACCATCCTTATTTGGTATTCCAAACCCGCCATCTTCTTGCACCGCATGTAATACCGATTCACTAATGGCCTGCCAACCAAGCCCAGCTTTGACACGTCCCCATCTATTTAAACAACACTTCCATAGAGTATCGCAGCTATCCTTACTCATGCCTCTACTATACATTAATTCTATCACCTCATATTTTGTCTTCACCATTTCTTTAATACCTATTGGTTCATGCTCTAAATTACCACTCACAAAAGTGGATATAATACGACATAGGCAGGACCCAAACGACTGTCCAGCACCATACATCACTCGCAGAAATTCCTGAGTATTTCCCAGCAACTGTTTGATGGCATTTGCTTCATATCCAATTGATGTTAGAATATCATACATAATAGCACCATGTTCAATAGACTTGACTCTAGATGCACCATCATCACCTAAACCCTCTCTAGATACTAACATTTTTCTTCCAAATTTGTTAATACTAGATTGATTTGCAATACTGTGATAAACATCATTGCACATGCAGTTCATTAGCATGGTGAACATCCATCCACTAAACAACCCTCTATCAACATGTATTTCTTTGCCGTCATCATCGATTATAATCATGTTCTTATATGAATCTTCAATCCATCTAAAACATAAATGTAAGAATGCTCCAGATGTTGGCCCATGCTTAAGCAAACCATTAGTTATTTCTATCATATCTTCTATAGTATGTTGCGCATTAAAATTCTTAAAATCAAAACAAAAGTACTTTTCGTTAGACCAAT